GCAAAATTCAGACATGGGGGGCGTTATTCCGATGACACCAGAAGAAAAACGCCAGATTCAACGCGATTGGTATGGGCGTTCTAAAGACGAGTTAATGATAACAGAAAGCCAAGTAAATTGGACGCCGATGTCGTACCCCACAAGGGACTTAATGTTATTTGAAGAACTAACCGCTGATAAATTGGCCATTATTGATGCGTATGGATTGAATTATAATTTGTTTTCGAGCGACAAAGGCGCAACATTTACCAACGTTCGCGATTCAATTCGTATGGTTTACACCGACACAATAATCCCGGAGACACAGGAAATGTATAACACCATTATGCAACAATTAAAATTAAGCGATGAGGGGTATTATTTAAAGGCTGATTTTAGCCATTTGCCGGTATTACAAGACGACGAGCAAAGCAAAGCAACAGCCGAAAAAACAAAGGTTGAAACTTATTCAGTAATGTTGCGAGACGGCGTAATTTCAAAACAACAATACGCAAACGAGTTCGGTTTAACGCTCGAAACAATCGACAAAGCCGAGGCAATGGCCAGCGGATTGCAACAGGCCCAAACGCAATTAAGGGGGACCGTTGGGGGCTTGGACGGTATTATTAATTTAAATGCGGCCGTTTCAGCCGGTCAAATGACACGCCAAACAGCAATAAATACATTGGTTAATTATTACGGTTACGCGGAAAATATAGCCGCCTCAATGATAACAGAAACACCAACAATATGAAAAAAGAACACAATATATACGATACAAAAACAGCATTCGAATTGAAGGATTTGGACAGCGAAAAAAAGCAAGTCGCTGTATACCTATCTAAATTCGACATGATCGATTCTGATAATGATATAATCAGACGTGGTGCCTTCACGAAATCAATACAAGAGCGTGGTCCGAAAAGCGGTTCTAATCGTCAAATAGCATTCCTACGCTGGCACGATTGGGAAAAGCCAATTGGTAAATTTCTTGATCTGCAAGAAGACGAGAAGGGTTTATTCGCTGTTGGTCAGTTAGGGAATTCTTCTGTTGGTATGGACGCTTGGAATGATTATGCTGACGGTATAATCAGAGAACATTCAATTGGCTTCAAATATATTTCAGATAAAATGAAGTGGATCGAAGAACCTACCCAACCGAATGGTGGTTATTGGAATATAACTGAACTCATGTTATTCGAAGGATCAGCGGTAACATTTGGAGCCAATGAATACACGAACGTTGTTGACGTTATGAAAAGCGAAAACAAGGTTGATTATGTTGAGAAAATAACCGGTGAAATTGACGTGCTAATCAAAGCATTAAGCAACGGCAAAGGAACAGATGAAAGGTTATTCGAAATAGAAATGAAATTAAAATATTTAAACGGTCAGTTAGTTTCACTTGCTAAAAGCGAACCGCAAATTATAAAGCATTCGCCAGAGGTTAAGCCGGTTGTCGATCCGTTTAATTGGTCAGATGTAATAAACAATTTAAAGTAAATTAAAAACAAAAACAAATGGAAAATTTAACACCGGAACAAGTTGTTGAAAAGATCAATGGACTTGTTGCAGAAAAGATGTCCACAGCCGCTACAAAGAGCGAAATGGACGAATTAAAATCACAATTGGAAGGTTTCAAATCTCTTGAAATTAAGAGTGATGAAATGATTAAAGCAATTGCTAAAATGGAAGGTAAATTGGAAGCTATCAATGAGAAAGCGGTTACCAAAACAACACCTAAAAACATAGCACAAGCGTTGTCAATGGCATTCGCTGAAAAACATGCTGATATACAAAACTCAATCAACGAAGGAAAGAAATTCAATCTTGATGTAAAAGCCGCTGGTGATACTACAATCACAGGTGATTATACTGGAAACATTGCATTGAGCGTATTGGAGCCTGGTGTTAACCGATATAAAAGACCAACTATCAAGGTAAGAAATATCGTTAACAGCGGAACAACAACAAGCAAATTTGTTACTTACGTTGCGCAAACAACAACATCAACGAGCGTTTGGACGGCTGAGGGCGTTGAAAAAACTGTAATTGAGCCTAAATACGATGAAATTTCTGAAGAGGTTAAAAAGATTGCTGGAACTGTGCGCGTTTCAAAAGAAATGTTGTCAGACCTTGCGTTTATTCAATCTGAAATTAACAACGATTTAATGGAGTCAATCGAGGCCGGAATTGAAAATAGTTTGATCAATGGCGCGGGCGGTTCAGATTTGAACGGTTTGTTGTCTATTGCTCAAATTTTCGCGGCTGGTTCTTTTGCGGGTGCGGTTCCAAATGCAAACCTTACCGATGTTGTGAGAATTGCAATTGCACAAATTCAAGCGGCTAACTTTGAGCCAACACATGTTGTATTAAATCCGGCTGATTTTGCGGCAATGCAATTAACAAAAACCACAACAGGTGAGTACACTTACCCAATGTTTTTATTGGACGCAAACGGCCAGCATTTAGTTGCTAATTTGCCGGTTGTTACAACTTCATACATGCCAGCGGGAACATATTTAGTTGGGGACTTTTCAAAATCAAATGTAAGAGTTCGCGAGGGCGTAAACATGCAAGTTGGTTATGTTAACGACGATTTCCAAAGAAACATGGTTACCATACTTGCTGAGGCTCGCCTTGTTCACTACGTAAAAGCAAACGATGTTAATGCATTCGTTTACGGCGATATTTCAACAGATATTGCGGCAATCGACCAACCATAAATAAATGGGGTGCGTAAAACACCCCTTTAAATTTGCACAATATGGAAAAGAAAAAACGAACAAAAAAGCCTGTTAATATTTCAATCGATACAAAGAATATCGACATTGAAATAAAACGCGACGAAAACGGCCTATCAATAGAAGTTGAAACGCCAAAAATTGATGCTAAATTGACCAAAAACGACAAGGGTTTAAACATTGATGTCGATATTAATGACACCGATTTTTATAATTTTGAGTCAAACGGAACGTCAAAGCATTTAATTAAAGGTCAAGTTTACAGGATTACAGGCGAAAAATTAAAGTTGTTTTTAAAACGCGGTTTTGGTAAATTAATAAAATAAAAAAATGATTGTTCAAATTTCAGATTTTACAGGTAAATACGAAATTCACACCGGTTTATACGATCAAACCAAATTACAGGATTACATCGACATTTACGAAAAGCGTTATTTAGTTGAATTACTTGGCGCGACTTTGTACAATGAATTTATTTCTGATTTGGATCCGTACAACGTGCCAATTTCGCCCAATTTTCAACAAATTTTTAACTCTTTTATTGAGGACCAAACGTTAGTTTTGGACAATCAAATTTTAATTAGTGAGGGTATAAAACAAATGTTGAAAGGGTTTATTTACTTTGAATATTTGAAAGACACAACAAACCAGATTACGCCAAACGGTTTGACAATTCCGAGCAACGAAAATTCAACAACGGCAACGACTCTTTATTCAATGATGTACACCAGATATAATGAAGCCGTGCGAACTTACCGAGCAATTCAATGGTATATTATAACCAATTACAATTTAAAAGGCGGTGCGGTTTTGAATTTTGGCATTTTAAATAATGGCACCGGTTACGTTAATACAACAGCAATAGCGCTAACAATTGGCGGTTCTGGTAATAATTTTATTGTTGAATACACAAGCGACGGAAACGAAATAACAAACGTTTATATTGAAAATGGCGGTTTTGATTATCAAATTAACGACGTTGTTACAATATCCGAAACCGCTTTAACGCCTTGTGAATTACAAATAAAAGAGGTTTCAAAAGGTTATTTTAGCAAATTTAACGGAGTGCGCAAATCTTTGGTTTATTGGTTATGACAAGCGAAATATCAATTATTGTTAAAGATTTAGTTTTGTCAATTGACAATTCAATCGTTGGAACGTTTGACAGCGTTACGGGCAAAACTTATTTTTGTAACACTAAATGGGCGCGAATTGGCAAACAAATAACCAACGATAACGACGAGTTATTTTTAATAACTGATATTGAGCCAAACGAATGGATAATTGCAACGCCTGTAAACCATACCAACGATTTAAACGGAATAGTTTATTTGAGCAATCCGTATTGGATAACAGGCACAAAGTTAGCCGCCAATATGGAATGGACCAAAGCAAACCAAACCGTAATGAGTAAAACACCGTTAATTTGGCTTGTTGAATTAATACGTTATCGAAAGTTTGGACGCGAGTCAACAATTGATTTTGAAAGCGATTTGAGATTGTTTTTTTTAGACGAAACAAACGTAACGCAATTTTACACAGCAGACCACCGCGACAACGTAGTTTTTCCAATGGAGCAACTTGTTAACGAGTTTATTGGAGTTATTAAAGCCAACAAATCATTTGAAACAATCGAAAATTACGAGGTAATAACCTTTAGTCGGTTTGGAGTTGAGCAACAAAACGGCATGTTTAAGAACATATTAGATGCAAATTTATCGGGCGTGGAATTACGCATTAACTTAAGAAAATATAAACAAAATTGTAAATGTTAAAAAATAAAAAAAAATGTTAGGATGTAATTGTAATGCGGGACTGTCCAACACAGGACGCCCAAATTGTTTGCCGATCCAATCGGTAACAAGTAAATTAATAATGGTTCCATTAGTTGCCAATGACGGGACGTTAAATTATATTGATTTAACCGCACCGCTTCCAACTTGGAACTCATTAATAAATGAAGCGGACGCGTCGAAGCGTTGGTTTCCAACCCCAATTTTTGAAAACGTAGAATTGCCAAAAGCGGACAGCCAATTTGAGGAGGCTAATTCTGGCCGTATGGTATTTTTAAGACAAGGGAAAAGGTCTTTTTCTGGCGAACTTTGGGCCGAGGATTCAAGCCCGACGTTATTATCTAAACTACAAAACAATCGTTGTGTTGATTTTGGCGTTTATATTGTTGACGTAAACGGCAATTTAATTGGTTCAAAAGTTAACGACGGTCTTTATCCAATACCTGTTGACAATCCAAGTTTTGATCCTAAATACATGTTTGCGACTGATTCAACAACTTCAAAAATAATGGTTGCATTTGATTTTGACAGGTTGTTTGATGAGGGAACAATGTACATGATAACACCAACGGAGGCAAACGTTAATTTTAACGATTTGAATGGTCTTATTGATGTTAACATATTAAACGAGGTAATTGCATCAACTTCAATTACTTTTGACGCGAAATTTGATTACGGAACCGCATTAAATCCGATTATTTATCAAGGAGCAACAGCGGGCGCAGATTGGACGTTATTTAATAACACAACATCTTTAGCGGTTTCGCCTTTGACAATAACAGAAAGCCCGGCGGGAACTTATGTTATAACATACGCGGCGCAAACGGCTGGCGATTCTTTGACGTTGTCAGTATCAAAGGACGGTTATGACGGTGAATTAACTTATTTAGCGGTGTAATGAAGTCGGTAAAAGTAGGCAATACAACGTTTAACGCTGATTATTTGGCAGAAAATTCGTTGTCTCAATGTTATGAAACCTTTGCTTTTTTACGAAAAGACATTGTAAAATTGGCATGGGAGCAAGTAAATGGAGCGCCAAAAAAGAAAACCAAAAAAGACAGTTAATAAACATGTTAATTGTGAAAAATAAAGGGG